TTTGCGACGAACTTGCCAAGGGTAAGTCGCTGCGTTCTGTGTGTGACCGGGGCGAGAACATGCCGCACTGGGTCACTGTGCTGAAGGCCGTGCAACGCGACGAAGACCTTTTCGAAATGTACAGCCGTGCCAGGGCGATAGGCGCGGAGGTTTTGGCGGACGAAATGCACGACCTCGCTGCGAGTCCGCTGCCTGCCAACATGGATCCGCGCCTTGCTAACGCGGAGGTGCAACGGCGCCGAGTGGAGATCGACACGAAGAAGTGGACGTTCTCGAAGATGCAGCCGCGTGGCGTCAGGCACAAGCAGGAGGACGTGCAGGACCAAGGCGGTCAGGTCACGCTGGTGTGGGGCGCGATCGATCCACCAGCCGAGCAGGAGCAGGGCAGCGAGCCTGCCGACGTCATCAAGCTGGTGGGTGACGACAGCCCGAAACAATAGATTTTTAAGAGGCAGCGTCGGGCTATCGTTACGCGCGCGACCCCGCGACTGCGGGTCATTCGCAGCGTCCACGGATATAAAATCCGTAGGTCAGTGCAATGTTTTCAATAGCTTAGTGGCGATCGGCGACCAGGGGGTGCCATTTTTTTTTGCGATTCCGCGAAACGCCTACCCCTACCCCCCAAGATCCGCCCGCCGCTTCCCTAGTCGATAATACATCGTAGCATGAGGCTCGCAGGCTTTGACGCTGCAACGGAGCGATACGCATGGCGTCACCAGCCTGGACACGGAAAGAAGGCAAGAACCCTAAGGGCGGGTTAAACGCCAAAGGCCGCGCCAGCTACAAAGGCGGCACACTGAGGCCGCCCGTCAAGAAAGGCGACAATCCCCGCCGCGCAAGTTTCCTGGCCCGCATGGGTAACATGAGGGGGCCGGAACGTGACGCGAAGGGACGCCCCACGCGCCTCCTACTCTCTCTCCGCGCGTGGGGCGCTTCGAGCAAGGCAGACGCCAAAAGCAAGGCGGCTGCAATCAGCAAACGCAACAAGGCAAAAGCATGAGCTTGTACGAAAACATCAACAAACGGAAAAAGGCTGGCACCAGCCGGCCGAAATCAAAATCGACTATCAGCGCAAAAAGCTACGCCGATATGAAGGCTGGTTTCCCGAAGAAGAAAAAAAAGAAATCCGTTATGGGTCGCGGATGATGCACTACTCCGCCTACTGCGTCCCAGACGGTGAGGGCAAAGTAGGTTTGTGTTTATTCTTTGAGGGCTTCGACACCCTAGAATCTGCGCAATGGTTCCTCCAGCAACTAATGGAACCTTACGAAGAAGACAACCAAACCCCAACAGACGAAACGGTACACTAATGGCAATCAAAACGATGTATGGCCGTGCGATCGGCGACCTGGAACGAAAAGGCGTTGTGCGCCGCACCGGTCCTATGTCCGTGATGGGTAAAGCAAAAGCACAGCCTAAATCGGTCGTGAAAACGCGCAAGCGAAAGGCCATCGCGAAATAGCGCATGAACACCATACAGATCGACTACACGCCGCGGCCGTTGCAGGTCGAGCTGCACCAGATGCTCGACACCAACCGCTTCAACGTGCTGGTTATGCATCGCCGGTTCGGTAAGACGGTCTGCGCCATAAACCATCTGCTCAAACGCGCAATCGAGGAGCAGAAGCCCAACCCCCGGCTGGCGTACATCGCGCCGACGTACAGACAGGCGAAGAACGTCGCCTGGGACTATCTCAAGCAGTTCAGCTCAAAGATCCCCGGCACGAAGTACCATGAGACAGAACTGCGGTGCGATCTGCCCAACGGCGCCAGGATAAGCCTGCTGGGCAGCGAAAATCCGTCCAGCCTGCGAGGCATCTACCTGGACTTCGCCGTGATGGACGAGGTCGCGGACATGCCCGAGTCGATCTTCCCCGAGGTCATCAGGCCCGCATTGTCGGACAGAAAAGGCGGCTGCACTTTCATCGGTACGCCGCAGGGTCACAACTACTTCCACGACCTATGGGAAGCCGCAGCCAGCACGAAAGGCTGGGCGCGGAAGATGTACAAGGCCAGCGAAACCAATCTGCTGGATGCCGAGGAACTGGAAGCCGCACGCGCGACCATGACCGAGGATCAGTACAACCAGGAGTTCGAGTGTTCCTGGGTCGCTAACGTACCGGGCAGCGTATTCGGTAAGGAGTTGCAGGAACTTGATGATCAAAGCCGTATTACAAGCGTGCCGCACGATCCAGCCCACAAGGTGGATACGTTCTGGGATATCGGCATGCACGACTACACTAGCATCTGGTTTACGCAGAACGTGGGCCGCGGTGAGGTCCACGTTATCGACTATTACGAAAACCGTGGTGAGGGTCTGCCGCACTACATTCAGCACCTTAACAGCTTGGGCTACACATACGGCTCGCACTATGGGCCGCACGATCTGGAAGTGCGCGAGGTCGGCAGCGGTAAAAGCCGTCGAGAAACTGCGTATGATTTGGGGCTAAATTTTCGCGTCGTCCCGCGGCTTCCAGTCGAAGACGGGATACACGCAGCGCGGTTGCTTATTCCGCGCTGTTTTTTTGATCGCGATACCTGCCGCCAGGGTCTTGAGGCGCTGCGTCATTACCACCGCGCTTACAACGACCGCACCCGAAAATTTCGAGACACACCGGTACACGATTGGTCAAGCCACGCCGCAGACGCGTTCCGCTACATGGCCGTTGGCATGAAGACGAAAACAGACAACGCGCGCCCGCCGCAAGCGATTGCGCAGAACAAATATGATCCGTTTGGAAGAGCCGCATGAGTTTTCTAGCACCCAAGGTAAGTATGCCGCCCCCGCCGCCTATTCCGCCTGTGCCGCCGCCGGCCCCGATCGAGGCGCCGGATACGAGCGTTGAGAAGGCAGTCCGCGCTGACGCGAAGCGTCGCAAGGGTCGCGCAAGCACGGTGGCGACCAGCGGTATGGGGCTAACGACCGAGGCGGAGGTCAGCAAAACATCATTATTGGGGAGTAAATAAAATGGGTGGTATTCCGGTTGTAGGTCCAATCATCGCGCCAGAGAGGCCCAAGGTGCAACCGGCGCCTGTCATCGCAGCGCCAAAGCCTACGATCACGCCAACTAATGTTGTTGCGATTGGAGAGAAGGATCAGGAAAAACGTCAGCGTCTGGCAAAAGTACGCACGGGTTCTGGCACTGGCGCCCGTATGACGCAAAGCGTACTGGGCAGCGCAACGACCGACAGCAAAGAATTGCTGGGTTCGTAATGGCCGAAGACGACCGCGCACGCGTCCTACTGAAGCGCTTGGACAAACTCGCTGTCCAGCGCTCGACGTGGGAGCATCACTGGCAAGAAGTCGCTGAGTATGTCGTCCCGCGCAAAGCGGACGTTACGAAACGGCGTTCCGCTGGCGACAAGCGCATGGAGCAGATCTACGACGGCACGGCCATCCATGCCGCCGAGATGCTGTCCGCGAGCTTGCACGGCATGCTCACAAACCCCTCGATGCAGTGGTTCGATCTCGCCTATCTGGACGAGGATCTGAACACCGACGACGAGGCGAAGGAGTATCTGGAGGCGGTCACCGAAATCATGCAGCGCGAGTTCCAGCGCAGCAATTTCGCGGAGCAGATCCACGAATTGTACAGCGACCTGGTGACGTTCGGCACGGGCGTGATGATGATCGACGCCGCGCCAGAGGGGCAGGGCGTTCGGTTTGGCACCCGTCATATCAGCGAGTGCTATCTCAGCGAAGATCAGTTTGGTCGCGTCGACACGGTGTTCCGCAAGTTCAAGATGCCGGTGCGATCGGTTGCTATGATGTTTGGCGCTGAGAACCTTGGCGAAAAGATGCAGCGCAAGTTGGAGCGTGACCCATACGAAGAGGTAACGCTGGTGCATGTGGTGATGCCGCGCACTGAGCGCGACGTGCAGCGCATCGACGCGAACAACAAACCGTTCGCAAGCATCTACATCGATCCGGGCGAAAAGATAATTATCCGCGAAGGCGGCTACGACGAGTTCCCTTACGTTTGCCCGCGCTGGCTGAAATCCAGCTTCGAGCAAAATTATGGGCGCTCCCCGGCAATGACCAGCCTGCCCGACGCGAAGATGATTAACGCCATGTCGCGCGTGACGATTACAGCGGCGCAGAAGCAGGTCGACCCGCCACTGATGGTTCCTGACGATGGGTTTATGCTGCCGATCCGCACCACCCCAGGTGGTCTGAACTTCTACCGCGGTGGCACGCGCGATCGCATCGAGCCGTTACAGATAGGCGCTAACAACCCGCTGGGCCTCAACCTGGAAGAGCAGCGTCGCACCGCGATCCGCGCGGCGTTCTATGTCGACCAGCTTGTACTTGGACAAGGGCCGCAAATGACTGCAACCGAAGTAGTACAGCGCACGGAGGAAAAGATGCGCTTGCTGGGTCCGGTGTTGGGCAGGCTCCAGGCGGAATTGTTGCAGCCGATGATCGAGCGCGTGTTCGCGGTTCTCAACCGGCAGAACAAGCTACCGGCGGCGCCGGAGTTCCTTAACGATCGTGACCTGGACATTGAGTACGTCAGCCCGCTTGCGAAAGCGCAGCGGCAGTCTGACGTCCAGGGCATCGTGCGTCTGTTCGAATTGCTCAGCCCGCTCGCTGGTATAGACCCGACTGTCTTCGACCATTTGGATACCGATGGGCTGGTTCGCTACATGCTGCACACGCTATCGATCCCGGCCCGCGTCACGAAGGGCGAAGGCGAGATCATGCGCGAGCGTTCGCAGCGTCAAGAGCAGGCACAGGTCCAGCAAGAACTAAACGAAGCAACGCAAACGGCCGAGGCTTTGGGATCGGTCGCGCCTGCGATCAAGGTGTTGCAGCAAGGCGCAGGCTAGATGATCGAA